TTCATCCGAAGCTTCATAAGCATGTCTTAGTTGCTCTTTAATAGATAATTGTAATACTTCATTTTCTATTTTTTGGAGTTCTACTTTAAGAACATCCATAGAGATATTAGTATTATAGGTATCATAATATTTTATAATTTCCTTTATAATCCATTTATGGGCCGAATTAGGAAAATCTTCATCACTTAAAATATCTATAATATTTTGTAAAAACTCCTTAGATGTAAGGAGAGAAGAAATCACCTTAATCTGAAATGGATGACCATATTGTTCTATACTTTTTAACGTCAACTTTTATTTTTTAAATTGTTCAAAATCTTCTTTTTGCACGCCGGGCTCTCCATTATGCATAGGATCTAACTTATACAAAGGAGGTGTTATTTCTCTTTGAGGCATGCTTTTAGCTCTTTGAAGTGGTGTTCCAAACATATACAGAGCGCTTGCAGCTTGATTTGGATTAAATACAGGTTTAGCATTGCCCATCTCATTTGAAGGCACAGGTACTCCTGGATTCTGCAAAACTGGTTGCTCAGGGTTTTGGAATATTGGTTGACCCAATAAATTTTCATCTTGTTTTATCATTGTTGACGTTTTTTATAGATACACTTAATACTTTATCTGTATAAGTATCTCCTTTCATTATTCTGTTTCTACTACTCGTAGGTATATCATCTTGACCTAGCATTATTCTATAAATTCTATTTATAAGTTGCTTGCCTTTGAATGATACTTTATATATATGATACTTTTGAGTAGTTCTATTTCTTTTTCGCCAAACAGAAATCCAGTCTTCCTTCAATAACTTATTCCATCTTCTATTATCCCAACTGTATGAAAACGTACCTGTTTTAAAATCTTGCTTAGTAAACATATCTAAACAATCTAAATAAATTAATAGCTCTAGATCGGCGTCGTTTAAGTCATTATTTCTACATGCCCATTTACGTATGATTCTGTAGTGTTTCAACAACCCTAATTTTTTAACGTCACTAGCATCTATTCTCATAAAACTACAACTATATCTTGCATTTTTATAACTTGATACGGATCACCTTCTATTTCTATTGTGTGACCAGCGTGTCTATCGTAGTAAATTAAATCACCTTCGGTTAGACCTGCTTTGGTTGCTTCCTCTCCGGGAGATATTACAGATGCTTTAATGTATCTTATATCTTCCCTTTGTTTCTCGGCAAGAAGTAAACCGCCTTTAGTAGCGGCCACTCCTTCTTTTTGTTTTTTTATTATTAAGTTTCTACCTATCGCCTTCATTTGCTCTTAAATTATTAATTACACAATCAGTTGATAATATTGTAGTAGCTACAGATGCAGCATTTCTTAATGCACTTTTGGTTACCATTAACGGATCAATTATACCGTGTTTAACCATATTTACAGGTTCTCCTGTTATTGCATTCAAACCAACGCCTTTGTCTTGCGGTTGTGATGCTGTGATACCTGCATTTTCTAATATTGTAAAGTAAGGGGCTTTTATAGCTCTTAATAAAACTTCTTCACCTAATCCTTCACTTTTAATATATGTTGAAGCATTTAATAATGCAACGCCTCCGCCTGGTACAATACCTTCTTTTACGGCTGCTTTTGTTGCACAGATAGCATCTTCAACTCTATCAGTTTTTTCTTTTAACTCTACTTCAGAGTTTGCGCCAACTTTAACCACCGCAATTTTAGCGGTTAACATTGATAATCTTTTTTCAAGCTTTATAACTTCCCAGCTTTTTAGCGTGTTATTTGTAAGCTTTTCTTTTATGCTACGTATTACATCCTTTATCTTTTCGGATGCCTCAGAGACCGTTATAACAGTGTCCTCGTGCGAGGTAACACTTTTTAAACAAGATCCTAAATACTCTACATCAATTGAATCAAGGTCATCTCCTAAATCTTCATTGACTATTGTAGCTCCAGTTAGTAAAGATAGATCTTCAAGTACTTCTCGTTTGCTAATACCATAAGTAGGAGCATTAATTACATTTACTTTTAGATTACCTTTCTTTTTATTGGTAGCCAGAGTTGATAAAACACCTTGTTCTAAATCGCCTATAATAAGCAAAGGTTTATTGTTTTTTATTACGTACTCCAGCACTTTTTGTATATCTCTTATAGTATTAACCGGGGATTCCATAATTAATACTAATGGATTTTCTAATTCCGCTGTTTTTGTTTGTTCGTTTGTAATGAAATGAGAGTTTGTTAAACCTTTATCATAAGGTACACCTTCAATTAATTCAGAAACAGTTTTACCGTCACCGGCAGTTTCCATCATTACAATACCTGTATTATCTACAGATCTAAACGCGTCAGCTATAATAGAACCTAATTCATTGTCGTTGTTAACAGATATAGAAGCTATATTATCTAGCATGTCTCCTTTTACGTCAACCGCTAGCTTTTCTAAATACTTAATTACTTTTTCAACTGCAGAATTAATACCATCTTTTATTTCTCTGGCATTTTTCTTTTCTGAAACAGCATAAGCTTCTTTTAATATAGCGTGTGCTAAAACAGTTGCGGTAGTTGTACCGTCACCTGCTTCTTGAACAGTTTTTCTAGCAGCTTCTTTTAATAGTGTAGATCCCATGTTTTCAACTGGGTCAAACAATATTATTGAATCAGCTACAGTAACACCATCTTTTGTTATAACAGGTTTACCTGTACTGTCTTCTAGCATCACGCATTTACCGCCAGCTCCCAATGTAGAGCTGACAGCATTTGCTAACTTTTCTATTCCTTTAAATACTTGATCTCTAGCATCGTCACCAAAGTTCAAGTTTTTGACAATTCCGTTCATATTTAATTTAATTTTATTTAATTTAATTTACCTTTTTCAGGTATACGAGTATTATTACTCGTTTTGTTCGATTTTTACCTAATTAATCTTCGATAGGCGGCTCTGGTGGAACAGGATCTCCAATAGTCAACGTAACACTTGTAGGTGTAATCAAATTATCTATTTGGTTTTGTATACTTGCTTCGATCTGAGCAACTTGCTCGTCGCCCATTGCTCCTTTAGTCCAAGCAACAATTTCGTCGTTTGTTAATTGATCAAAAGGTATAAAGTCTGTTATCTGACTTGTGTCTAGGGTTTGTGTTCCGATGTTAGTAGCTGCCCAAGGCATACCTTGAGGGTCTGTTTGATCTGAAGTACCTGTTACAATCCAGTGCACATTGTACACTACATCCGCTTCGTTGTTTTGTTCTGGATAGCAATCTACTGTTTTGCAATTCCAATCGTAAGTTGTCATAATCGTTATTTGTTTATTTATTTATTAATATTCTTCTTTTGCGTTATTTTCATCCGAATGAGAGTATAGCCTTATATCTTCAGGTTCGTGTAGAACTATCGTTTGTTCGTATTCTTCAAAACTGTAAAAATATTTACTGTTTAGTAATAATACATCGTCTTCTAAGTTGTGAACAATTATATTGCTAAAATCCATACACCCATGTGCCCATCTAGTGTCTGTGTAAAAATCTAAACATAAATTTATAATTCTACTATTAGGAGTCGCTCCGTATATTGCACATTCAACTAGCGAGCTTTGAACATCATAAGTTTTCATGCCAGCAAAAAAAGTATGCTTGTCTTCTAACTTTTCTAAAACTAAGTCAAAAGGTTTTACGTATTTAGCGTCAACGTCTACATACACGCCTCCAAAATCTCTTAACAAAAGAAGTTTTATTCTATCAGTTATAAAAGCCCACCTAAAAGTGTCTGGATCTTTAATGTATTCTTTTAAAAATATATCATCCTTATATAAATCATTAAATATTTCATCGTGTGTCCACAGTTTATATTCCCAATCCGGGTGCATAGCCTTCATGGTTTCAGTCATTTGAATATATTTTTCAGGTAAAACCCTTGGTCCTATCCAAATTTGATGTATTTTTTTTGGTATATTCATCTTACTTATTATTAATAACCACCACTACTTGGTTGTGAATATCCTCTAAAATTGGATAACCTATCCTTGGATCCAGCATACGCCGCTACAAAGCCTTTGCTAGCAGCGCCGTTAAAACAAGAAACTAAATTATTAGGACCTTCAACTATATTAGCTCTTACGTCTTGTAGTGAAAAAGTATTTGTATTTGGTACTGCCATTATTTCTCTAGTTTTTGTATTCTTGTTTCTAATTCAGCAATTTTTGCTATAAGTAAATCTATATAAGCAACAGACTTAAATCCTTCACTGTCTTCTCTTACAAACTCAGGGTTGGTTTTTTCTAGCTCTTGAGCTATAACACCATATCTTTTCTGTCCTTTATCTGCTTTTAATTCAAAAGTTTTCCAATCTGCTTTAACTCTATTATCACACACTTTTTTAACGTTTTCTTTTAGTCTTTCGTCTGAGGATAATATAAAGTTTGTAGCTGTGACTGTGGAAGTAAATCTACCGCTGCCATTAACATCAAGTTGATAACTTGGAGAAGTATCATTTATACCAATATATCCATTTGTACCTAGCGTTAATTTTTCACTAGTACTATTTATTTTCCAGTGGAATGAATTTTGTCTCTGATGGAACTGACTTCCTCCTGAAGCACCATTGTCGAAATTATGATAGATTCCGGATCCACCTGGATTTTGACTTACTTCACGAGATCCTATTACAGTACTGCCAGAATTAAGAAAACGTTCTTTCAATGAAAAATATCCAGCAGAGTTTAAATCCTTATAATCAACAACAGGAGAAGTTCTATGTAGCTCGAGCATAGGTGAAGTTGCTATAGGTGCTGGCCCCTCAATTGTTAAACGTCCATCTATTAAAGCGTTACCTGTCACCTCCAATGGTCTATCGGCTGCGGTTCTAGTAGTTTCACCAGCTCCAACGCTTAAAGATTTTGCTACAACAAGCTCTCCGTCTGTAGTCAAAGACATTGAACCCTGCACGTCACTATGAGATGTGTCACCCCACCACCAACCGCGATCATTTGTATTACTCATTTGGAAACTCATAGCGTAGTTAGTACCCGTAGAGTCTCCCCCTAATCCACCATAACCAAAACCGCTTTTCATACCTATGGTATAACTACTTAAGCTACTCCAAACACTTATTTTATTTCTAGTTTGAGATGAACTTGTTAATAGACCTGATGAGTGAGTTGTTTGACCGGTAAACCCTGCGTTACCTGACACATGAAGTTGATATGTTGGATTAGTATTGTTTATACCTACCTTAGTGTTCGCTAAAACTGTTAAAGCCTCTCCAGAACTACCGCTGTATATTCTATATCTATCGTTGTCAAATCTAAATGTTACAGGACTTGCGGAGGTAGATGACCCCTCTAAAACATACCCGTAATTAGTAGCTGAAAATAGCTTTGAGCCAAACGTTGATAGTACTTTTACGTGGTTAAAAGATGATGTACCTTGATCTATTTCTATAACATTACTGCCTTGAACAGATATCTTACCAGGAAAACTAGATGTTCCATCAGCTTTACCTATATACGTAGTATTTCTACCAGCCCAGCCGCTACTCCAGTTATCAGGTGAAGAACTTACAACCAATCCGTTTTCTGCATTTGTGTAAACATACTCAGCTGTTTGTCCTGTAGCGTAGTTAGCGGATTCACCTGCGTTTAATATAAGCTGCTGGCCATTACCTCTTATGTCTCCAGTCATCCTTAAATAACCTAATATTTCAACAAAAGAGCCAGTCATAGTCATAATCGTAGAACCAGCTGGAGTGAATGTAAAAGAAGAGCCACCTGCTGTACTTTTAAATTCTGTAACATTTAACTTACCTGTAAACAAGTCGCTATGAGTAGTTAGGTCAAAATTATTACCACTAACTCTTAAATCCAACGAAGCTGAAGCTGCTGTTCCATTAGTGTTATTTCTAATCGTTAAACTAGTATCTGCATTTTGGTCTTTTTGTAAAGTGTCACTAGCATTGTTTAGTAAGTAATTATTTAAATCACCAGAAGCAGGTACTCCTAAAAATGTTCTAATAGCAGCTTTGTCAGTACAAAATCTGATATAATCATCAGCTCCGTTATTAACCCTAAAAGCCATTCCTCCACTTATAGTGGTTTGATTTTGGTAATTAGACCTAAATAATCTTGCTCTAATGTCAGCTGATGAAGTCCTATAAGCTATAGTATTAGCATTTGCTGCTGTTACAGCATTAGATGTTACTGTAAACGTAGTGTTGCCACTTTGATTTGCAGTTGCATCCATAGACCCACTTAAACCAAGACCTGAAGTTCTTCCGTCAATTTGACCGTTACCAACACTCGGTATTGTTGGTGTACCCGTGAAATTAGCGTAGTCTAAATAATAACTACCCTGTTGACCATCAAGTAAATCCGCATCAAGCCCAGATCCTGCTCCGTCGTTACCAGAATCCCACATTGTTCTCCAAGATCCGTAACCCGTGCTTGGATTATCTCTCCAATACATATTCCCGTTTGAGGAAAAAGCTAACTGAGCATTGTAATTTCCAGAGTGTTGCCCGACAGTTATAACTCCATTCGCATTGTCGCTGGTTGGTGGTTTATTTGATGAAGAACTATTAAACCCTCTGTATTCTAATTGCCCTACGCTTACGCTGTCAGCAACTGAGTTTAAGTTTTCAGTGCTGGGTCCATTACCGCCTGCTTTTATTTTAGCAACAGCTGTTGTCATACTTGCATTACCACTTCCGTCCCAACTTACTGAGCCTGTAGCATATCCGGTGAGCGTCAGTGTTCTAGCTGTTGTCCATTTATCTGCTTCTGGATGATAGCCGGTATTGTAAACTCTCTGATTATTTACATACAACTCTTTGTTGAAGTAAAAGTTAGGTCTATCT